CAGTTTAACAAGCTAATGTATGAGCGCCTATTAACAGGTGGTGACATTACATTGTTCTCCCCTAATGATGTACCAGGTCTTTACGAAGCATTTTTTGCAGACCAAGATAGATTCCGCGAACTATATGAAACTGCTGAACGCAATACACGCATTCGTAAAAAGAAAGTTAAAGCATCTGATTTGTTTAGCTCATTTATGGGCGAGCGTAAGGACACTGGTCGCATTTATCTACAAAATGTTGATCATTCTAATACACACAGTTCATTTGATGAAAAGAAGTGGCCTGTAAAGCAATCAAATCTTTGCGCTGAAATTACGTTGCCAACTAGGCCACTTAACGATATTAACGATGAAGATGGACGCATCGCACTTTGCACACTATCAGCAATCAACTGGGGCAACATTAAAGATCCAAAAGATTTTGAAAAACCATGCACACTAGCTATTCGTGGGCTCGATGCATTGTTAAGCTATCAAAACTATCCAGTAAAAGCAGCAGAACTTTCAACAAAAGATTTCCGTCCACTTGGCGTTGGCATTATCAATCTCGCATATTTCCTTGCAAAGAATGATGTCAGTTATAGTGATCCAGCAGCACTTGCACTAGTAGATGAGTATGCAGAAGCTTGGAGTTATTATCTAATTAAGGCTAGTGCTGATCTTGCAGCAGAGCAAGGTGCTTGTGATCTAAGTAATGACACGAAGTATGCAAAAGGTATTGTTCCAGCAGACACACGTAAGACAGATATTGATGAACTTGTAAGTTATCAAGAGCGCATGCCTTGGAATGAATTACGTGAACAACTTAAGACAACTGGTATTCGTAATGCAACTGTTATGGCACTTATGCCAGCAGAGACAAGCGCACAGATTGCAAATGCAACAAATGGCATTGAACCGCCCCGCGCATACGTTAGCGTAAAGCAATCCAAGCATGGTGTACTCAAGCAAGTTGTACCCGGTTATCCACGTTTAAAGAACAAGTACGAGTTACTGTGGGATCAACGTAGCCCAGAAGGTTATATCAAAATTTGTGCTGTGCTGCAAAAGTGGATTGATCAAAGCATTTCAACCAATACAAGTTACAATCCAACTTTCTATGAAGATGATAAGATTCCAATGAGTGAAATGCTTAAGCACCTTGTTCTATGCTACAAGTATGGCATCAAGACTCTTTATTACTTCAATACATTTGATGGTGCAGGTGAGGTAGATGTTGACAAGATGGTTAACAAAGCTGTAGAATTAGAACCTGTAACAACAGATGATGAAAGTTGCGATAGTTGCGTAATATAAAGTGATTACTATGATAGTAAACAAAATGCCTAGCAAGACAGAATGGATTGATACATTTGTTAAGTCAAACAAATATCAAACATTATTGGAAAAAACTAATAGCTATAAATTAGAACCAATCTTGTTATTTGATGAATTAAATGTAAACAATCAATCTCGTCCGAATACACCCAGAGAGCATGATATTCGAGCTGGTATTTTTGATTTACAACCATTTTATATTCTAGATTACATAAGTCAACACACCCAAGAATCAATTTATGATATTGGGTGTGGATTTAATTTTTTTAAAAATTTTTACAACATAGTTGGAATTGATCCAAATTCAACATATGCAGATATCAAAGATGTATTTGATGATGAATTTTGTTTTAAGTACCGTAATAAGTTGCCAAATATTTTTAGTATAAATGCAATACATTTTACTTCTTTTGATAGTTTAGAGATACGTATTAAAAAATACTTTGATTTAGTATCATCAGGGTATGCTTATCTAGCGATAAATTTAAGTAGAGTTTATGAAAAAACATTTAACAAATCTTTAAGAGACAAAGAACAGTTTGTTGAAGTATTTGATAAAATAAAAACAATAAAAAAGATAATTTCTAATATTGAAGGTGAAGTTCTAATGTTAGAAGATAGTTTTATAAAAAATCCTGATTCAGGAATGAATGGAAATATTCGAGTTTTAATAAAGAGATAAAATATGAGCGTATTTGATATTGAGAATAGAAGTGACCACACTAAGAGCTTAGCGTTCTTGGACCCATCGGGCGGAGTAACGGTACAACGTTACGATACTATGAAGTATCCTGCACTTGATAAACTTACTGACAAGCAGTTAAGTTTTTTCTGGCGTCCAGAAGAAGTGGATACGCTACGTGATGCAAAGGATTTTAAATCTCTTACGCAACACGAACAGCATATCTTTACAAGCAACCTCAAGAGACAAATACTATTGGACTCGGTGCAAGGTCGCGCACCAAGCGTAGCTTTTGGTCCAATTTGCAGTCTACCAGAACTTGAGAACTGGATTACTACATGGACATTTAGTGAAACAATTCACTCACGTTCATACACACATATCATCCGCAATGTTTACGCTAACCCATCAGTAATCTTTGATGAGTTAATGGACATTGCTGAGATTGTTGATTGTGCTAAGGACATCAGCAAGAACTATGACGAACTAATTCATTACAACAATGTTCTTGCTACATTACCAAAGACATATGAGGAAACGCCAGATGCAGCATACAAGCACAAGCGAGCACTTTGGCTTGCACTTATGTCTGTAAACATTCTTGAAGGTGTACGCTTTTATGTAAGCTTTGCTTGCAGTTGGGCATTTGCTGAAACTAAGCGCATGGAAGGCAACGCTAAGATTATTAAGTTTATTGCACGTGATGAAAACTTGCATTTAGCTGGTACGCAGCTATTGCTTAAAACACTTCCAAAAGATGATCCAATATTTGCACAAATATCTGAGGAAACAAAGGAAGAATCAATTAAGATGTTTGTCGATGCTGCTAATCAAGAAAAAGCATGGGCAAAGTATCTATTCAAAGACGGATCAATGATTGGCCTCAATGAACAATTGTTAAATGAATATGTTGAGTGGATTACTGCACGTAGGATGCAAAGCGTAGGTCTACCTTGCCCATATAAGGCTGGTTCAAATCCTTTACCATGGACACAAAAGTGGATTAGCGGCATGGAAGTACAGGTTGCCCCACAGGAAACAGAAATTTCAAGTTACACAATTGGTGCTGTAAAGCAGGATGTAAACGAAAATACATTCAAAGGAATTAGTCTGTGAAACCAAATTATAATCCTTGTAGACACTTTTATCAAAAATACAAGGTTGAAATTGATGCACAGTTTAAAACTATGTTTGATTTAAAAATCAACGATTCCCCAAAATATGATTATTTTATACAGCATAATACAATTAGAGTAGGTATGTCTGATAAACTTACAGTTTTTAGTCACATAAAAAATATGCTTGAAATTGTAAAAATATCTAACATATTTGAAGGAAGAGAAGTTGTAGATGTAGGTGTTGGTTTTGGAGGATCATACTTACCAATTAAATTTGGTAATCCTACAAAAATTATTGGGGTTGATCCTTTTGAAGAAAACATTGAATTAGCACGTAATTTAGGTTATGATGAATGTCATATGATGGGATGGGAAGATTATGTTTTTCCAAATGCTTCAGTAGTTTTTCTGCGTGGCAACTGGTTACCTGATTATGAACCATTTTTCAAAAGACTACAAGAACATAACGTATGCGATGTTATTATTATTCAACATTTATTGCCATTAGATTTAATTAATACATATCATTATATGTACAATGATGTAACACCAGAGACAATATGTCGATGGTCATACAATCAAGTGATTGATGTTGCAAAGATGCCAAGTATAGGTGAACTTATTAGATTAGCGTTAACCTATCAATATGGTTTAGTTTCAAAGAAATCTGTTTATAGAGAAGGCAAAAACATTTACAAAAAAGACGAAGTTGAGCGATCTCAAAATCAAGTTAAGTATATTTTACATTTTTCAAAGGTAGAAGGATAATGAAGACACTTACAATATATACAAAACCCGGTTGCCAATATTGCACTGCGGCTAAACAATATCTAGATCAAAATGGTATCAACTATAATGAAGTAGATATTACCCAACATGAAGACAAAATTGAATGGTTGCGTGAGCAAGGGTTTAAAACTTTACCTGTAATTTTTGCTGGTGAAGAACCACTTATTAACGGTGGTTGGAACGCACTTAAGACTATGCGTAAACACGAAATTATAGAAAGGTTAGCAGCTTAATGCTATTGAACAAAAGCTACAATGCTGGCGATGTGATTACTTTTAAATTAACAAATGGTGAGGAAGTAATCGCTCGCTTTCAAGGTGAAACACTAACTGAATATCAAATAACGAAACCTGTTGTTTTAACCCCAACTCCTCAAGGTAGTCTTGGCATGCTTCCTAGCATGTTTTCTGTAGAACTATCAACAGCTACAATTAATTTACAAAAAAATGCAGTAGCAATGTCAGCGTTAACACGTAAAGAAGTAAGTGATGAATATACTCGAGGTACTAGTGGTATTAAACCTGCTAGCTCTATGGATGGCTTACTGAATGCTAAGAACAGCTAACAAAAGTGATATTATCGTTATCGATAATATCATTCCTTTAAGCTTGCAAGAAAGATATAAGCAATGGTTGTTTAAGGATAATTTTCCGTGGTACTATATGCAGGATATTACTACTGCGGAAAATTTACAGTTTAGACCTGCTTTATCTCATATGTTGTATGACAACGGGGTTAAAAGCAGTCCGCTTGAAGTTGAAGCATTAGCACATATAGGTGCTGAAAAATTTGGTTGGACAATTAATTCAATAGTAAATGGCAAAACAATTTTGCAATTTCCTCTAAGCCCTTCGCTATTGGGTAACGAAAAAGATAACTTACACGTTGATATAGATCCATTTTACCCTCACTTAGTAGTGTTGTATTATGTCATAGACGCAGATGGCGATACAATCATTACTGACACAAAAACAAATGGTCAAACGCCTAGTACTATCAAATTTGAAAATCAAAAAATTCTACAAAAGGTAACACCAAAACAAGGAAGAGCTGTATTGTTTAATGGTAGTTATTATCATACTGCGGAACAACCACAAAATGGTATGCGTTGTGTAATTAATTTAAACATTTATTAAAGCTGTATATTTTTCTAAGTTAAATACTATGTATTTAAAAGGATCAATAAATGCCAAAGGTAGTTCGAGAGGGCGATAAAAATAACGCAGGTGGTAAAGTTCTAAAAGGCAATTCTAATTTTATAGTAGATGGTAAACCAGTAAGCGTGGATGGCTCACCAGTTTCTGCACATCGACCTTTTAAAAAACCACATAAACCAAACGGTGCCCCAAAAACAGCTAATGGTACTAGAAAATTTTTAGTTGATGGTATTCCAGTCAACGTTGTAGGTGATAAAGATACTTGCAAACATACAAGAGCTGAAGGTAGCCCTAATTTTTATATAGCTAAGGACTAAAGTATGGTTGATTTTAATCTCAACGGCAAAAGTGTATTGCCAAAACCAGATGCAGTACAGCAATCGGCAATTAAACAAGCTGCATTAAAACAGGCAGCGAGCGGATTTGGTAGTCAAGCAGGTGGCGTTGCTAGTGCTTTAGGTCAACAAGGTGGTACTCCAAATGCTGGTTGTTCACCTGGTACCCCAGGCGGGGAAGCCCCTCCGGCGGGTGAAAATCCAGTACAAGGTCCAACTACAAATGCACCTGGGGCATTAAGCGGACCACTAGGGGGAGTAAGCCCTGCTGTACAAAATATGGTTCGTAATTCTGTCCCTGCTGGTTGTAGAGCACAAGTAACTCCTAACGGCGGAGTAAGACCACGCTCGGTTGGTGGTTCTGCTCATCCTAAAGGTCTTGCGTTAGATACTAATTTATACTGTGGTGGAAAACAGCAATTTGCTGGCAGTCCTCAAATGAATCAATATATTAAAAATTTAAATGCTAACGGAGCCCGCGGATTATCTTATTACAATTCAGGATTCGTACATGCTGATTTAATGGGGGCAAATCAACGACGCTGGGGCCCTAATATAGGATATGTTAATTCTGCAACAAGAGGTGAAAATCCAGGACCTGGAGCAGCGCAAGAAGCACAAGCAGGTGGCGGCGGCGCTGGTGGAGATCCTTGTGGCGGCGGAGGCGGAGGAGGATGCCAACCTGTTCAAAGTTCTGCTCCGCAAATTGCAGCTGGTTTATCACAAAATCTAGGATTAGATGTTCCTAGTGTAGTACAAGGTTTAGCAGGTTCGTTATTGAGTGGAAGTCCACTTGCAGCAGCAATGTCTCAAGTTACTAGTGCGGTACAAGGTGCATTAGGTGCAGGTGGAATAGCATCGGGATTACTTGGTGCTATACCTTTGAGTCCTGCAGCCTTAGCCGATCCTACAGCGGCTATTACTAAGTTAGTTTCAGATAAAGTAGCAAGCATGGGATCTAGTATACTACCAAGTATAGTTGGAAATATGCCTGCAGGGTTACAACAGTTTTCAGGGATGGCTCAAGGATTATTAACAGATAAAATTACATCAACAGCTAATCAAATTTTTTCTAAGAGCAGTCCGCCCCAATTGGATAGATTTATAAGTGTCTTTAATGCAGCAAACGGGGCACAGGGATTTTCAAGTGCATTACAAGAAACAGTTGGCAATACTTTAAATAACGTATTTGGAAATGCTGGATATCTTTTTCAAAATCCTAACGTCAATAACTGGGCATTGCGTTCATCCATACCTGTTGAAGAAAACGAGTTCATACAACCCGATGGGCCATTTATTGGTGAAGTTAAGGATGCAATAACTGATACGGTAAATAGGAGTCAATTTATTGGTGATCCAAAAACTGTACTAAACAATCTAATACAAAAGAAAAATTTCAATGCATTTTCCAGTATGTTTTATGACTGGGATGCTTATGTAACTAGAGGTTACGGAACTATAACCAACAATGTTATAGAATTTGGAACTGATTTAAAAGGTTTAGGAAAGTTAGCAGATCTAAATGATATTTTACGTATTGGCACACCAGGGCAAATTGCACAACAAATTATTGTGAATGGTGCAGGCGCTACAATAGGTTTATTAGGATTTATGATTGAAAATGGATTAAGATTTGTAGATTTATCTGATCCAGAAAATGATAGGACGATTGCTGAGTTCCTGAGTAGTGTAGCAGATGAAGAATTAATTTACTATGTAAAACAAGTTTTAAGCATAGATGAAAATTTAAATTTGGAAACACTCGGTGATTTGTTGGATGCTAAAAAGATATTCCCACGTAGTTATGATTACAATTACTTTGAAAACTTAAATGACATCGCAGTATTTTTAAGTATGTGTAACGGTGCAGGTCAGATCACAACGTTGGGTGAACTAGGTGCATTGATTGAATCATTTGAAGTACCATACGATTCATCTGCATTAGTTGGTGATCCGGCAGTTTATAATTATGAGCAATTAACAGAATTTGCTACTCAATACGCACCAGTAAGTTACTTTTCATCTGATGGATCTCTCACAGTAGCAGATTTTATTGGAACCGCAGCTGGATATATTCATGAAACTACAGTGCCTCGTATCGCTGAGATTCAAAATACATTGTATGAAGATACTACATATTTTGATGATTATTTTACTTTAATTGAATTATTAACAGACGCAGCAAATGGTTTATATAGAGTTCCTGCTATACCGCCTGATACAGTTAATACTGTTGTTATTCCCGATACAGCTGGTTATACTTTTGGAACATATCTAACATTAGATGATGCTATTTCAGATATTTCTGATGCAGTTGAACTTGAATTAGTATATGTATTAGAAACAATGCAAGCAGATGAAGCTGATGATGTTTTAGAATTAATTAGAGAGCTAGATTCCTTGCATACAGAAAGTTCAATGCAGTTAGCAAAGGAACATAAGCTAAGAAAAGAATATGGTTTTAAATTAGGTCCTAATAAAAAATTAGATCAGTTTATTGGTGATGGAACTACCACAGTTTTACCTTTGTCAGTTGACATTGATGTAGAAGAAGATCTACATGTTTTTGTAAATGGTGTTTGGCAATCTCCATCAAAGTACACTATAAATGCTCAAGCTAATACAATTACTTTAAGTACAGCACCGGCACAGGGGGTATTAATTGCAGTAAATTATAAAACTGATGCATTTAACGGAGTAGCTAACAAAATGCAAGTATGGGAATTTGCATCTAGTTTAGAAAATTATGCATTAGAAACAGGTTACGGCAGATCTGCTGATTTCTTAAGACGTATTGTTACAAATGACGAATACGGACAAAGAATAAATGCAACATTAATGAATGCTAGAAATAGAGCTAGATCAGAAGCAATGGGATTAGATTGTCCTAATTTTGAAACAGTTAATGGTGCTAGCCCAACATATGTCAACTATGTTGACTGGACTGGTATTTGGACTAGTGATCCAAAACGAGCAGCAGAAGTGTGGTTACAGGATAAGCAAAGCGTTGATAATAGTTATCAATATTTACTTAGAAAAATTAATCAAAATAAAGAAATCATACAGCCAGACATCGACTTTATAGCATCTAATTTTGCGAGACAACTTTTATTTTATGTAAACGGAGATTTAGTAATAAGCGACTTAATGGCTGATTTATATAATAGCAATAAAAACAATGAAATTTTTAGAGAAGTAAGAGAAGATTTATTCATTAATTATTCTGATGAAGTTCCCCAAGATGGTTATATTTTAGGACCTTACAGAGAAATCTTAACTGCGATAATGAATAAAGAAAGTATGACGAATGATATTTTTAATACGCCATTATCTGCAAATACTGATGCATACTTAAAATCAATCAAGGTAGACTTAGGTTTGCTAGTAACAATACTACAAAGAGTATTAACTGTTAGTCTTGGAAAATACTTCGGCATTAACGAAGTTGATTTTAAAGAAATTTTTGGTATCCAAAGTGTAAGCAAGGTTGTATTGAGAAATATTGCCAATAACTATTAAAAATCATTTGCATCAAAACAATTTGATTGTATAAAGTAGATATGGAACAAGATTTCTTTTATGATTTTACAGAATGGAATCAAAAGCGAGCTATGCTTTGGAAATCTATTCAAATGATTGGACAAGGTGCAGAAATGGCTAAAGCATGGCGAGATCATAGTCATCTCTACAAGCTTATGACGAATGCAGATCAATATGCTATGCATATCCAACGTGAAGAAACTAATTGTCGCAGGCTTAAGAAGCAAACAACACGACATCGCAAGTTGATTAAAACGTTTGAAGAAACGTTTAAAACATTGGAAGATATGGCTATTATCTATCGATTAACATATCAATAAATATACCGATGGAAACACATAGTAGATCAATAGTAAAAGCTATCACATGGCGTGTAATAGCAACAATTATTGCAGCATATTGGGCAGGTTGGGAAGCAGCCATATTAATGAACATTGTTCAAACCTTTGCATATTACATACATGAACGAATTTGGGTTAAGATTAGTTGGGGACGCCAAACTAATAATTGACCTAACAAAACTATTCGTATATAAATATGTTTGTAAGCGTTGATAGTGCTTTAAAAACATTTGGGACCGGGGGGCAGTACCCCGCGCCTCCACCACAGACACACTGTTGAATGATTGCGTTTAGCTGCGGCAGGGATCATTCATAGCATCGTAGGCGCAGTAAATGGGTGTGCAGTGTGTCTTTGATGGGGGCGAACTAGGCTCGACCTGTGTATAATAAGAGCAAGGGAGTTTACAGTGAGGCGACTGACTTTTACAGCGCACTTAATAAATGCAAACGATACATTCGTTCGTAACGAGCAAATTGCTCAGTCTATCGTAGTTCGCGACCGCGACCTCGTAGCAGCATAAGCTCAACGGGCTTGGTGGGAGCCTTGGAACAGAATCCCACTACTTAAACCAAATTAATTAGTGACATTTAAAACGACATACGCTAATGTAAAGTGGTAGGCACATACCGTATAGTTGTGTCGTGATAGTTAGATCGGTCACACGAAAGAGGACGCTGGATTGCGTAACCAGCAAAATACTTTTTTTTGAAATGGAGAACTTAATGAAGAAGATGTTTACGGCTGCTGTTGCAGCACTTGCCCTTGCTGGTATGACTGTTGCAGGAGTCGCTGCTGACACAAAGTCAAATAGCGCAGGATTTAAGGTTGGCACACTTACATGCCACTTTGATTCTAGCGTTGGTTGGCTAATTGGTTCTGTTAAGGAAGCTGATTGTTTGTACAAGGGCATCAACGGTGAAGAGCAGCTTTATACTGCTGAGCTTAGCCGTCTTGGTGTAGACGTTGGTGTAACTGGCGCACAGACAGTTGTTTGGGCAGTAATTGCTCCAGGCAAGGCTCAACCAGAAAGCCTTGAAGGTACTTACCTCGGTGCAAGCGCAGAAGCAACTGCTGTTGTCGGTGTAACTGCTAACGCACTACTTGGTGGTTTCAAGAAGAGCATTGCTCTACAGCCTGTAAGCATTGGCGCACAGACTGGCGTTAACGTTGCTGCTGGCATTGGATCACTACGTCTTCGTGCAGAATAATAAATTTGGGGCTCTGAGATATGAGCCCCATTTTTTTCTTTGACTTTCCATTAATTTAAATTATATTAGTCTACATAGGAGACTTAGCTATGTTAGATACTACGCAAATGGAAAGATGGCAAAAAGTAAATGCTTACCTTGAGCAAGCACTAGAGCAAGTTCAAGAAGATAAAGCCAAAAGTCGCAAGATCAAAAACATTAGAGCTAAGTTAGCTTGGGCATTAGATCAGTATGAGAGTGGTCTATCTGGTAAGACAGAACTACTACAAAAACTTACACCCGAAGTAGCAGAAAAGTTTCAAGAGATCCTTGGATGATCAAACTATTAGTTACATTGCCTAAAAAACTTTATGTTGCTTGTAGTGGCGGTGTCGATAGCATGGCTGCATTGGATTTCCTTAGTAGGAAACATGATGTTACTGCGGCATTTTTTGATCACGGTACCACAACCAGTTTAGAATCGTTAAGCTTTCTTAAGCGTTACTGTGAAAAGACTAACATTAAATTAGTTGATGGTGCAGTAATGCGTAGTCGTAAAAAAGATGAAAGCGTTGAAGAATATTGGCGTAGTGAACGTTACAAGTTCCTTGACACACTGGATGCACCTGTAGTTACAGCACATCATTTAGATGATGCAGTTGAAACTTGGGTGTGGGCAAGTATGCATGGTCAGCCTAAACTTCCAGAAATCTATCGTAACAACGTTATTCGTCCATTCCTCACTACGCCAAAAAAACAGTTAGTTGATTGGTGTATCAAGAAAAATGTTCCTTGGTATGACGACACGTCCAATTTAGATACTAAGTATATGCGTAACTATGTTCGGCATGAGGCTATGCCTGTTGTCCAAAAGATTAATCCAGGTATCCAAAAGACTATTAAAAAGAAGTTGCTTAATAAATTAGATAGTGTATATTAAGTGAATAATGCGCTGTTAGCTCAATTGGTTAGAGCAGCGGACTCATAATCCGTTGGTTGGGGGTTCAAGTCCCTCACGGCGCACCATACACTAAAGGAAGCAAACATGCTTAAAACACTGGCAGCAAGTGCTCTTGCATTTACACTAATGGCAACATCTGCGTTTAGTGCAGAAGTTTATCGTGCTAATTCTGGTCAATGGACTATTTCTGGACACCGCAGCGGAAATGAAATGAGTTGTGTTGTCAGTACTTACTGGGGAAATGGTGCACAAATCAATATTAACATTTTCCCTAAATACGATGGTAGTCAGTATACTACAATGACTATTACCAATCCAAATTGGTATCCAACAGATATGCATATGAATGAACCATTTGTTGGTGATATTATATTTGTTGGTCGTGCGATTGGAACTGTAAGACTTTCAGGTGAGTTCCAAATTTATGGTTCAAAGAAAGTTATTCTACGTAATCTAACTGATGCATTTAGTGATTACTTTATTGCAGCAAGAGAGATGATTATTTTTCCCGGTACACCAGATCAAATGGTTGTTGGGCTTAGGGGCACTAGAGCTGCAAGTTATGCCCTTACTGATTGTGTAAATGCAGTAATGAGGTAATAAGATGAAGAAGTTTTTACTATCTACAATCCTTTCATGTTCACTATTGCTAACACCAGCACTAGCTGCAAATGAAATTTTTTATGATGGCGGCGTAAGTGGTTCTTGGGCGGTATTTGGTAATGCAGGTAGTTCCTCACAAAATCCTGCTTGTGTCGCAGAAGTAACTTGGCAAGATGGTAGCAAGCTACAGTTGATTAAGGATCTTGCAACTGGTGAGGTTTATATTTGGTTCCAAAATATGGAATGGAATATCGGTGACGCTCCAGGAAATTATACTTTTAGGATGAACATTGTTGATGCACAGAACAATGTTGTTGGTGGCGACATGACTTACGAACTAGTAAACAAGAATACTATTTCTGTAAGGGGAATCGATGCAGATAGTTTTATTCCACCTTTTATGACTATGGCTGAAATTAGATTTGTAATGCCAGGTGATATTCTAAATGCTTATATTCCATTAAATGGTTCAGCGGGTGCTGTTGAAAAGCTATTAGCTTGCATGGATGCGTTTAAGATTAAGCAACCTGCCCCGGCTCCTGCTCCAGCACCAAATAATCCGCCAGCAGAAGCACCTAAGAAGTCGCTTGGGCAGGACGCATAAATATAACTTATATTGGAGAAATTAAATGAAGAAGATTGTTGCTACCATTTGTGCTGCTGCTATTGCAGCTACAGCTTTTGTTACACCAGTTAAGGCTGACAACTCAGAAGAAGTAATCATTGGTGTGCTTGGTGGCGCACTTGGCGGACTAATTGTTGGACAAGCACTTGCTCGTCCACGTTATGTAGAGCCTGCTTATCCAGTTTATGTTGAACCAGAATATGTAGCTCGTGAGTGCTGGTATAAGAAAGTACGTAGGTACGATCCTTATACCGACACTTATGTAGTTGTTAAAAAGAAGGTCTGTAATTACTAAGCTTCGTTAGTGCTTATAGCGCCAGTAAACTTTGCAAAAACCGGTCCTTGTGTAGGGGCCGGTTTTCCTTTTGGCCAACGTATGCCCTTAAGTCTGTTTTTAGCAATGCGTGTAACTGTAACGTTATCGCTTTGATTTCCACCAAGGATATGATATGTGTCCTTATCTTCGCTAACATAAAAACCAACATGTCCTCCACCTGGACGAACAAATACCATTACTGCCCCTGGTACACCTTTTGATAATGGGGTTCCCCAGCTATTCCAAGATAGGGCACTTAGCACACCATCATGTACAGCGATACCATTTTTCTTCATGCAATACGCAACAAATAGTCCGCACCATGGAATTTCATCTGCATTATAAAACTTTGCAGTCCAGCCCCCAACTTCTCTTGCCCAAGCAAGAATTTTTGGGTTATTGCCTTTGCCCGGTACTTCTTTTGTTCCTAGTAAACTTTTTGCAGTGTTAAACCAATTCATAGTTTTCCCCTTTAATTGACTTTTTTAAGTTATTTTAATATAATATTTAACATTTTTGGATAAGTTATGAATAAAGATATTATTGCTATTAGTAGTTTAGAAAGCCCAGATCACGCTAGTAAAAAAGATCCTGGTATTACATCAGTGTTATGGACATTAGGAAGACGCTGTAACTACGATTGTAGTTACTGTAGCCCTTTTATACATGATAATTTTAGCCCGCACATTAAGCTAGAGGATGCTAAAAAGTTCCTAAGTAACTTAGAAAAAAACGCTTTAAGCAGACAGAAGAAGATAAAAATAGCTATCACTGGCGGCGAACCATACGTTCATCCCCAGTTTTTAGATATTTTAAAACATGCTCATTCTTTATCAACTTTAACATTGTTATCAGTAACAACAAATGGTAGTTTGCCATTAGAAACGTATATGGAATCAGTTGATTATATTACTAATCTAACTGTTAGTTTGCATTTGGAACAAAATGAGAATGTAGTTGATCAAACTATACATAAAATATTAGAACTTAATAAGATTGAAAAACTATTTTTTCACGTCAATTTAATGGCACTTCCGGGTAAGCTGGAAAAGATAAAAGAGCTGTGCAATATTTTTAAGGAAAATAATGTAAAATTTATTGTTAGAAAAATTGATCCTCCAGAAGAATATGAGAAGAAGAATAAAATACAAAAAAAGCAAAACTATGCGGAAGGTAATTTTATAGCTAACAAGATTGATCATAAATCAAAAATAAATCAAAATTTAGAGATAAACTGGGAAAAATATTACTCTCAAGAAGAGTTAGATTATTTTAATACATTTAACGATGTGTCTTGGCAAAATATGAGAATTTATATGGAAGATGGCACATTTTATGAAACAAATGCAGACAATATAAAAATTCAAAGCAAAAACAATTATGCTAATTGGCACTGCTACATAGGGATTGATACAATTTATATCCAAGATGACGGCAGTATTTTTAGAGGATATTGCATGGCAGGAAATAAAATTGGCCATATTTCTGAGGATATTAATTGGCCAACGTCCCCAATTATTTGCCCTTTTAAGTATTGCGAATGCGTTGCGGATATTGTGACAAGAAAAGCTAAAGAAATCAAACACTTACCGTTAATCAGCTAAGTGTTTGAAATCATTAGCTAATCTTTTTTAAAATTTTGGTATCTTTTTGGTTGACTCCAAACGTTTTGGCTATATTATGTACATATAGCAGTTAACAACAAATAGGAAATGCACGCATGACCAAGTTGGAACTCCAAGCGCTCGTTGCTTCCGCTACTGTCGTTGTTACCAAAGCGCCCGCTGCACACGCTAAGGGTGTAAAAAAGCCCAAGCGTGTTACCAAAGCACACGCTAAGCGTGTAGATGCTATTGTTGCTCGCTTTATCCCCAAAGCAGCCTAAACCGGTTGACAACTGTAACAGTTGTGCTAATATAAGCTGTAAAACTAACAGTTAGGAGAAATTCCATGCATACGCTCGTTTCTGAAGATACTGTTAATACAACTCGTAGTTGTAATCCTCGTGGAAGTCTGCTTAATGCGCTTGATCGTAGCCACCAAGCTTTTCTCAAGCATCACAAAAAGTTTAACAGCACCCGGCATATTGATCGTGTCGAGCGTGTTTGTGAAATTTTGGAAAACTTCTTTAATTGTAAGGTAACTTATTTTACGTACCGCGGACTTGGCAAGTTTGCTAAGAAACCGTTTGAAAATATTAAGATTGAGCAAGTTGGTCATATTTTAAATCGAAAGTCTACTAAGATTAAAAATGATGAACTCTATGCTCCCTTGCTTGCGCTTGGTAATGTCGAAGTTGTAAGCAAGAATGGTCATCTCATTGTGAGGGTTTATTAATGGGCTATTGTGTGCTTGGTAATCGTGACGACCGTTGGCAGCCCCGCAAGGGATTAGAGGGCCCGTTCCATTATGCTAACGGCAAGACGCTGTACTATGATCCTAAAGCTGGTGAATATTGGGACCCCACAACTGACTTTTACATGAGTCGCGAAGATATGGACATGCTACACCAAATGACTGTTGACATTCTCGCAAAAGAGCATATAGTAAGAGCATGACAAAGCGTAAACCGTTTACATACAAGACCATCAAAAAGAAAGATGGACGCAAAGAAGTAGTCGAGACTAGTGAGTTTGAAGTCACTACATATTACTTTGATGCAGATGGCAAGTTAACGGCTCAAATTACGGTGCAGGAATAATATGAACAGTTGGTTAGATCGTGGTCTATTCTGTATGGTTTGGGTAGCCACTATGTGGATTGTAGATGCAATTCTTAATGGTGACGGGGAAACAAACTATGTTGCGCTTTTAATTGGTGCATCTTCAATTGCATTAGTTGGTCTCATTATTCAAGCATTTAGAAACACAGCAAAGGGTTAAAATGACAAAAGTAAAAGGTATTACAATAGAGCTTCCCACAGAGGAAGAGTATAATGAAATGTCAGAGGAAGAATTTGAGGAGCATCTTCTTGCTCTAGACAATGTACAGTCCATGGAAGAGCTGGTAACAGTACTCAAAGATTTTGGTATTACTGTAGTTAGTGAAGACAACGCAGATGATGAACTCCCAGGACCCAATGACACAATCCACTAAAGCTGTAACAGACGCTGTTCGTCGTGCTAGCATCAATTGGGTACTAGCTATGCAAAAAGCATATGGGCAAGAAGCGGGTATGAAGTGTTTCGATGTAATGCGCGAAACGTTTGGTGATGAGCTTTGCGGTGCTGTAATGTTTGGCATCATGGAAGGTCGTCGTGGAGATCAAATCGTAATTAGGTCTAAGACAGCAGACCTAACACGCAAGATTGAAGCTATCAAGGAAGTTAGGCACATCAGCGGTATGGGACTTAAGGAAGCCAAGGACGCTGTTGAAAATTCTGTTTGGGATGAAGTAGTAATTCCTCTTAGCTATGATATGATGAAGGAATCTAATCAACACATTCTAGATAATGCTATTGCTAATCTAGATCGTTGTGGAGTTACCGTATTCTAATGGAAAAAGACAGCAATCTTTTTATTGTAGTATGGGACATGACTGGTCTTGAGGCCGTTATTGATGTAAACGATCTTACTAGCGAAGATACCATGCGAGCTCTAAAAGGCGAAAAAGGTAGCAAGCTTGGTCAGACATTGTTTTTTATAACACAACGGGCTAGAGCCAACAGTCATAGGCATTATGAAATCTATTCCATTCATACTGATCCTACAATTGACAAGCTAGCAATGTCTGATATGTTTCATCAAAATCCGCAGGCTGCGGCTGATCTAATTCGTGCTCGCGGTCAAAAAATCTACAGTGATCGTGCTAACAAACAAACACAGGTGATTACATGACATATATCTTAATGGTTTTTGCGTGGTATGGTATGGGCTCAAGTAGCACTGCCCTTGCAACATCAGTTGAGTTTAATACCGAACAAGCCTGTAATGATGCACTTGACAGAACTATAAAAGAAATTGATGGCTATTCTAGTTCTGTTCGTGCATACTGTGTTCCAAAAGGATAAATGAAATGAAGCCCTGGGAAATTATTAAGCAACTCGAATCTACTAACAGTCGTTTGGACAAAGAGCGCATTCTACAGAGTGTGCTCCTAACCATGCCTGAGGATAAGAGCTTCTGGGAAGGGTGCAGGCTTGCACTCGATTCTCTTGTCACGTTTGGTGTTAAGCAAGTTCCCGTCAAAGAAGAAGAAACACCAAAAAAATTTAACTTTGAAGCATACGATGAAGCTTTTGGTATTGCACTAACAGGCTTTGTAAATCGCAGTTACACTGGTAATCTTGCTCGCACTACAATTGAGAAGATGATGGATAGCTGTTCTGTGGAAGCATGGAATGGTTGGTATCGCCGTATTCTAATTAAGGATCTACGCTGTGGAGTTACTGAGACAACTATTAATAAAGTACGTCCAAATACAGTTCCTGTATTTTCATGCCAACTTGCAAAAGATGCTGCTGATCACGAAGCAAAGCTTAAGGGCCCTAAGCTTCTCGATTATAAGTTGGATGGCGTCCGTGTTCTTGCGGTAATGCAGCGTGTTAACACTGGTGCGTTAACAGCAATGCTTATGCCTAAGGTTACGCTACACAGCCGCAATGGTAAAGTGTTTGAAAACTTCAAGCACATTGAA